CTGTAGTGTTTGCTGCTAAAGAACCGTGTCCAACAGCTACATTATTGGCTGCTGTGGTTATAGCAGTACCTGCAAGATAACCTACCAAAGTATTTGAAGCACCTGTCGTAATTGTGTCTCCAGCAAAGGAACCAATACCAATATTAAAACTAGCTGTTGTTACATCGTTAAGTGCATCGTGTCCTATAGCAATATTATCATTTCCTGTAGTCTTAGTTTCTAAAGCACCACTACCTACTGCTGTGTTTCTATCTCCTGTAGTGTTTGCTGCTAAAGCACTTTCGCCAACTGCTGTGTTGGTAGAACCTGTAGTATTTGCTCCTAAAGCATTAAAACCTACTGCTGTGCTGTGAGATGCTGTAGTATTACTATCTAACGCTTGATGTCCAACTGCAGTATTTTGAGCACCTGTAGTATTAAGTTCTAGTGCAGCTCTACCTAATCCTGTATTTGAAGCACCAGTTGTATTTGCTCCTAGTGCTAAAGAGCCTATGGCAGTATTGTTGGAAGCTGTTGTATTAGCGTCCAATGCCTCTCTACCAAGTGCTGTATTTTCATTTCCTGTAGTGTTTGCAGACATGGCGAAATTACCCATAGCTGTGTTATTAGCACCTGTAGTATTCGCTGCTAATGCACTATCACCAAATGCTTGGTTTGCACCACCAGTTGTATTAGAACCTAAAGCACTAAATCCAAAAGCATTATTATTTGAAGCCGTTGTATTAGCATCAAGTGCTGCTGAACCAACTGCTGTGTTTCTTGTACCTGTGGTGTTTGCTCCTAAAGCTAAATAACCTACTCCTGTATTGTGAGATGCTGTAGTATTAGATTGTAATGAAGCAGTACCTACTGCAACATTAGCTGCACCAGTTGTGTTAGCACCTAATGAAGCGTGTCCTAATGCAGAGTTACCATTAGCAGTAGTGTTAGCATCTAATGCTAAAGAACCAACAGCTACATTTTCAGTACCTGTAGTGTTTGATACTAAAGAATTTCTTCCAACTGCTGTATTGTTATTAGCTGTAGTATTTGAAAGTAAAGCTCCTCTACCAAGAGCAGTATTTGAAGCACCTGTACTATTAGTAAGTAATGCTGCTTGTCCAACTGCTACATTTTCTGTTGATGTAGTAGTTGCTGCACCAGCTCTACCACCAATAAAGGTATTACTATTACCAGTAGTTAAAGCCAGTCCTGCGTGTCTACCTATTAATGTTGCTTCACCTGCTGTGGTTACTGCTATACCTGCTGAAACACCAACTGCTACGTTATTTGTACCTGTGGTGTTTGCTTTAAGAGATTCGTGTCCTATAGCAGTATTATTTGATGCAGTAGTATTATTTTCTAAAGCACTTAGTCCAACAGCCACATTATTTGCACCAGTAGTATTATCTAATAATGCTATAGCTCCAACTGCAACATTAAAATTACCTGTAGTGTTGGCACTCAAAGCACCCTTACCAACAGCAGTAATAGCTTCGGCTGTTGTTGCTGCATCACCAGCTAGACCACCTATAAGTGTGTTGTTTACGCCTGTGGTTACTGCTACACCTGCGTCAAACCCAACTGCTGTGTTAAAAGTATCTGTAGCAGACGTAAAGTTTTGATTTCCTAAAGCGTTACCACCAATAGCAATTGACTTACTACCTTTTGTATCAAGAGATAATGCCTCCTCTCCAATTGCTGTATTATTAGCACCAACTGTAATTGCATCTCCTGCCAATGCTCCAACTGCTGTGTTGTTAGAACCAGTAGTTAATGTTGCAAGAGCTGAATAACCCATACCAACATTACCATCACCAGTTGTAAGGTCATCAAAAACGAGATTACCTAACCCTGTGTTATTAGAAGCAGCATTTAAAGTACCTGTACTTCCATCTTGACTAATAAGAATACCATTAGAGAAGTTAGTGATATTAGAAATAATACCTACGCCATTGATTGTTCCTGTTACTGCTGCGTCTCCACCTACAGTCATATCATCTGTTACTGTTAGATCATCTTGTACTTTTAAATCTACTACGCTAAGACTAGCAAAAGCGTCAACTACTGCTGCACCACTTCCTGCTCCATCTAAATAAACTGCTTTTGTATCTCCTGGAGGAATAGTGATGTTAGCTCCACTGCCTTGGGAAATAATTATGTTTTGAGAACCACTTGTACCATTTTCAATAAAGTGCATTCTGCTAAGAGTATTAGGGGCAATTGTAATTGTACAAGCAGAATCTAGTGTTCCTGTGTATTCAAGATACATGGCCCTTCCAGGGTCACTAGCTCCGTCTGCTACTGTAGTAGTGTGAGTATCAGCATTAGTTGTAATGGCTTCTGTGCCATAACTTAAAGCTTCGCCAATTAATTCTAAATTTGTGTTTGTTGTCGTACCCCAAGTTCCTGCGCCGTCACCTGTTGCCAGTTCATTTAGTCTTAGGTCATTTACGTATGTTGATGCCATTTCTATTCCTCTTGAAAATTATATATTATTTATGCAGCAACTTCATTCCAGTTAGGAGATTGTGTATCTGTTACTGTAGTATAGGACGGACTTTGATTTTCATCAACTAATCCCCAAACATTAACATCTGTGGTTCCAGCTGTCATTGCCTCTAAAGTATCTAAAGTTATAACGGCTGCTGCGTTAGGAACGATAGAACCAACAGCTGATGGCATGTTAAAACCAACTACTGATATATTATTGTTTGTTATTAAAGATATGCTACCTATTGCAGAAGTAGCTGCTACTCCTGTTGGGACTACGTTAGCCTCACCATCAACAAGAACTGATAATGAACCTAATGTTCCTGCTAAACCTGGTACTGATGCTATTGCTTGAGCGTTTACGCCTGCAACTGGAGCGCCAACAGTAAGCGCAGATGGAGCTGTAACATTAACGGGCAGATCGCCTTCACCAAAGCCTAATTGACCCCAGGTGCCACGACCCCAACCGTTTAGTTGTTGAGCCATTTTACGCTATTCTTATAATCGCTGTCGCAGCTGCCTTTGCTGGAAATACTACTGTAAAATCACCTGCGGTAGAAGTTTTATCTCCACCAAAATCTATAGTTGCTACTGATTTATCGCCATTTGTGTCGTTATAGATCATACAGCCTCTTGCTGTAATTGTAGCTGTACTAAAGGTTAGGTCATTAAAGTCAGTTACAGCGGTAGTACCTGTAGCAGAAGGTGTTACGTTAGTTAACGCAGAACCACCTGAACTATAGTTAGTGCCACTTGCTTGACCAGTTGTAGTAAAAGCAGTTGTAGTAGCTCCCAAAGTTGCTGAACTTGTATACAAGGCTAACTTAAAACTGTTACCACTACTGTTAGTGAAGTTATGAGTGCCTGTCAACAATTCTGTTTTGAAGCTTGTTGTCAATGTTGATGTTATTGCCATATTAAATACCTTTAATTATTTTTGCCAAATCCTCACTACCCCCTTTAGATAAATCTTGAATTAAGGTAGCTTTATAAGATTTTAAAGCATTTTTGATATATATCAAACATACTTTATATATTAGGTCTCTATAAGCTCTGGCTTGGGCTTTAATATGCTCTTCATTATCATCTGAAATACCTACTATTTTGTCCGTAAGTTGCTCTGCCCAAAACTCAGGAGGATGGCCTCCAAACTGAGTTGTAGCTATTTCAACCATTCCTAATTGTGGCAATCCATCTGGTGTTATTTTTATTACCATTTTTTAGGTTCCACAGGTTTATCTTTCTTTATATGAGTGTCATATCTGTCCATTAAAGTTGGTTCTTTAGGTTTTTCTGGCTCTTGATATTTCATAGCCTCACTACGTTTCATACTTTGTAGTTTGCCTTCTTCATCTGACATAACCAGTAAAGGGTCATCTAAACGATGATATCCGTATAATTTATCTTCTGCTGGAACTGCTGCATCGAGTAGGTAACTAGAAGAGGCAACCTCAACTTTCATACCTTCACTCATACATTTGCTTAACCAAAACTCAACACAAGCTCTACCAGCTTCTGCAAAGTATAAGTTTCCTTTATAACCAAAATCTACGCCAAATAACTGTATATGAGCAACTTTATTGTATAAAGCAAATGCTATTACATAGGCAACAGTATTATTAAAGTAATGGCATCCCCATTCTTCTAATACTTCATCTATTGGATATTCAACCAGACCTGGACATCTATCATCTAGTTCACATGTGTATATTGGACCTTGATGTTCTTTTAATACTTTTGCCATACTATTAGTTTGGCCTCCAGCATCATCTGTGTCTAAGAATCTAGACGCTGGGTCCATCATAAATACTCTATCGTGAAATATAACGTCAGAAACTGCGTTAATTGCCCATACTTCATCAAATTCTGCACCATGGGACTTTGCCATGCAGTAATCAAACCAACTCCTACCCATGCCCACAATGGCTATATTCTTCCCCTCAAGCTCCTTGATTGGGTTCATCTACTTCTCCTTTTTTTTAAGTTAACTAACTTGCGATCGAAGGGAATCATAACGATATTCGTCTCGTCTTCCTCTTGCTTCGGCTCGTTCTTTTATTCTTGCTATTTCTTGCGAGAATCTATTTTCGTAATTTGCTAATATATCTGGCTCACCTTTCATAAAGGTATGGCCTTCTATTAAAGACGCGTATAGCAGCGCATCTCTAGCATTAACAGATAACCACGTCCCTGCGGTATCTGATACTAAACTGTTTGGTCTATATAAGTAATGTAACTCTACTGTATAGTTAGCGTCTGGTATTGGAGCTAGTGCTATTGTTGAACCAGAGCTAGTTGATGTTGAATAAGCTTTATCGTAATCTGCATAATACTTTGGCAATCCTCTTTGTGATGTATCACTTAAGTCTGGAGCATATTCTTGCATAAAACTTGGATGTTTCTTTAATAAGAAACTAAAATCATTAGTAGTTGAATCTATAACTGCCAATGAAAAGGTAAGTAAAAAATCTGAAGGAGCAGTTAAGAATCTATTTCCTGCTGTCAAAGTTCCTTGAACATTCTTACGAAATACATCTTCTTGAACTAAATTAAATATTCTATCTTCAGCATTTTTAACAAAATCTGGAATAGTAGAATTAAAAGTAGCCTCATCATTATTGAGGTAGTTTTGAATTAATGTTGTTATTTCTGAATAAGTCATAATTAATTAATTGTAACCTCTCCAACGGATGATGTCATCGTAAATCCTTCTATAGAACTGCCTAATATTTTGTCATTATTTGACAATACATAACCAAATCCTACTTCAAGATCATTACTTGGTCTTGGTTCATATAAAGATTGTGGGTCTGATACTACAGGTTTTGGTTCTAGTTGAGGGTGTTTAGTTTCAAAACATTGTGAACAGGTTTTTAAATTATTCCATTCTTTTTTAAGCTCTAATAACTTGTACTGAAAACCACATCTATCACATAAAGCTAGAGCAAATTTTCCAGAAGCGTAAGCCATTATCCTGTGTAGGGTCTAATTCTAAATGAAGCCCTATCCTCATCTGTAGAAGAAGCTCTGTCGAATTCTTCTTCGTACATTTGTTTTAACATTTGTGTTTTTTCTGGGGCTTTTTTTACTGATATGTAATAAGCCAAACCAGCTGCAAAACAAGGATAGAACCTAAAAGGCATATCCATAGTGTTAAGAGCAGTATCTGCATCGTCCATTCTTACTATCTTATTAAAAACTAATACGTCTGTAGAATTTTCTGGAGCAGGCCATATTTTTAATATAGCTGAGTTTTGCTTGTCAAGAAAAAATTGAGATGGTCTTCCTGTAGTTGATTTGGTAGGAATATTTAGATACTCACTACGACTTAATCTTCCCATAGACAAATCTGTTGTTGTAGAGCCTTCTACTCTTCTTAAACTGCAATCAAGAACATCTACAACATTAGAGTTTAAAGTGTAATTTAACGTGTTTTCAATAACTGTAAGAGTTTCCTCTTGAATCGTCCATTGATTTAAACCTCTGTTAGCCCATTCAGCCAACATAAGATTAATAGATCGTTTTGCAGTTACTAGATCATAACCAGTACGAAGTTCTAGCCCACATCTTTCAAAAGCTTCTTCAATAAAATCAGCTACATTAGGTTCAAAATTTGTGCTATTTGATGTTGTCATTATTTCTTCTTAATTTTTTTTAAAGACTTTTCTATTTGTTTAGCTTGTTTTGCGTGCAACTTAGAAGCGCCTTTTAGTTCTTTAATTAGTTTTCTTTTTGCTGTTATGCTTAATTCTGTCATATTAATCTTCCTCTTGAGCGTATAAATTGTTAAATGTTACATTAGGGTCCATATAGCTCTCATGTTGTTCTGCTGAGTGTGTCCATTGCGAAGGCATAAAGTCTGGCGCTCCTTCACCTACACGCCATAAAGCAGGATTTGTTGCCCTTACTCTATTATTGGGTAAGGCTACAAAGTTACCAGTATACTCGCCAGCGTCTGTTAAATATAACACATGTGATTGCTTATGTTGAGCAGGGTCATCTGCTATTGAGTTATCAGTATAGTCTACAGTAAATAAATATTTACCTGTGTGGAATTCACCACCTATCTTACACATCCAAGGAGACGAGCTAACTCTATCCAAAACTACAACAGAATGCTCGTGACTTAAACAGTCCCAAGGTTGGGCTAAATGATCTTCCATAGGGTCTGGCCATTCTTCTAGAGGTATATCTGCTACTAAAGCTTGAATAGGCATTCTAGCCCACATAGCACCGCCATGAACGTTTTGCGCGTCTTCTTCATCGTCTATCTCACACCCAGTAAAAACTACCTGGAATGATAAAGACCTATCTGGCAATGTGTTTACAGCTATAACAAGAGCATGTAAATACTCTCCATGATACTTGCTATGATTTGCTGTAAATTCTTTTCTTACCCAGCATTTAAACTGAGGTATATTAGAAATTAAATATGACATAAAGGATGTAAATTAAACTTTACCGCCTTTGGCCATGTATTTAGTACCCTTCATTGACGCTCCACCTTTGGACATATATTTAGTACCTTTGGCTGCTCCGCCCTTAGACATATACTTAGTTCCTTTGGCTGCACCACCTTTGGACATATATTTAGTTCCTTT